AGATGAATTAGGCAGAGCTTTAGCAGAAGACGGCTCTTCTTCTAGTACAATAATAACACCTAAAACTTATTACCCAGGAGCATAATGGCATTTGCAAGAGGAAAAAAATCAAAAGCAATATCTGATAGATCAGGCATGGCATTTCCATATGAAGAAATGGTAAAAGAGTGGAATGGCCATTTTGTTCACAAATCAGAATATGAAGCTAAACATCCACAATTAGAATTAAGATCTAGATCAGGTGATTCACAAGGACTAAGAGATGTAAGGCCTGACAGAACAGAAAACGAAGTTTTAATATTATTAGGACCTAATCCATTTGAAACAATATCATCTAGCTCTGGTATCATAAACGTATTTGAAGTTGGACATGGAAGATCTACAGGAGATACTGTTAGATTTAGAGGCCCTATATTTACAACATCCGATCCTGATGGTTTTCAAAACCCAAATAATTTTGATGGCATTACAGGATCTAACATAGCAAAAGCCGCTGGTTACTCGATAACAGTTGGAAAAAGAGATTCTAGTGGCAATATAGAAAACACAGAAAATTTCTACCACTTTACTGTTGATACAGATACTGCTACAAGTGGAGGGATATCAGGAGGAGGCAATAGTTGTTCGGCTGGTCCAGCAACATTGACAGCGTAATATGGCAGGATTAAGTGCATCAGGATTAAAAACACAGATAAGAAGTTATACAGAAGTTAGCTCTACTGTGCTGTCAGACAGCGTGTTAGAGAATATAATATTAAACGCACAATATAGAATATTTAGAGATGTACCTATCGATGCGGATAGAAAAACAGCTACAGGTAATTTTACATCTGGGACAAACAATGTAACTGTTCCAGCAGGAGCTGTATTTGTTAGAGCAGTTCAAGTCTATACTGCAACTGGATCTACTTTTACTGGTGCCAATGTATATTTAGAAAAAAGAGATATTACATTTTTAGAAGAATATATATCAGCGAGCACATCTACTGGAACACCAAAATATTATGCAATGTTAGATACTGGAGCTACTGGAGAAAGCTCATCAAATTCTGGATCTATAATTGTGTCACCAACACCGAGTGCAACGTTTGCATATAAGATACATTACAATGCAGTGCCATCTTTATTAGAAAATGATGATACTAATTATATTAGTATGAATTTTCCAAATGGTCTGCTATATTGCTGTTTAGCAGAAGCCTATGGTTTCTTAAAAGGCCCAGCTGATATGCTGCAATTATACGAACAAAAATACCAACAAGAAGTACAAAAATTTGGAGGAGAGCAAATAGGTAGAAGACGAAGAGATGACTACACTGATGGAACAGTTAGAATACCAGTCAACTCACCAACACCTTAAGGATTAAATTATGGCATCAACATTTTCAGATCTTGGTATCGAACTAATGGCAACCGGAGAAAACTCTGGTACATGGGGAACAAAAACTAATACAAATTTACAGATAGTAGAAAAAGCTATTGCTGGTTATGTAGAAAAGTCTATCGCAGGTGGAGCACAAACAACCACTTTATCCATTACAGATGGAGATGCAACTGAGTCAACCTCTGTTGCTAGACATGCAGTAATAAAACTTACAGGGACTATTACAGGTAATCAAGTTGTAACTGTCCCAGATTCAATTGAAAAAGTTTATATTGTAGTAAATGGAACATCAGGCGCTTTTACTGTTCAATTTAAAACTGCATCAGGATCTGGTGTAACTTTTGCAACATCTGATAAAAGCACAAAATTACTTTTCTCTGATGGAACAAATATAGTAGACACTAATTTTAGTGGAGCTACAGATTTAGATGGTGGAGTTTTAACTCTTGATGCTGATGCTGATACTACAATTACAGCAGACACAGATGATCAAATAGACATAGCAATTGCTGGAGCAGATGATTTTAGATTCACAGCGAACACTTTTACAGCTTTGTCTGGTAGTAGTGTAGTTATACCAGAAGGAGGTCTTACTTTAGGTAGCACTGCTGTCACGTCAACCGCTGCGGAATTAAACTTGTTAGATGGAGTGTCTGGATTAGTACAGGCAGACTTAACTAAGCTCGCTGCAATTGATGCAACAGCAGCAGAATTAAATATTTTAGATGGTGTAACTTCAACTACAGCAGAACTTAATATATTAGATGGTGTAACTTCTACAGCTGCAGAGTTAAATTTATTAGATGGTATTACTGCAGGAACCGTATCTGCATCTTTAGCAGTTATAGTAGATTCAAATAAAGATATATCTGGATTTAGAAATTTAAGTATCACAGGAGATCTTACAGTCGCTGGTGATGACATTACCATGGGCACTAACACTGCGGGTAATTTATTAATTGCAGATGGCACAAACTTTAATTCAGTAGCAGTCGGGTCATTATCAGAAATATCTACTATTGCTAATGACGATGTGTTTTTAGCAGTTGATACTTCAGGCGGTGGT